CAACTGGAATTGGTTTGTGAACATACCATTCTTCAGCCCCATCGTACTCGTGACGATAGAGAAGACCACCATCATTTAGCCTGATAACTAAATCACTAGCAACTTCTTGACCACCATAGCCATCGTTGTATTCAACATCAGCCAAGACCTTAAACTCTTCATAAGTGCAGGAGTATTCTCCATCAGCTGAGCCAATAAAGTTTACATCTTCCCACTTGTAACCATTTTCTAATAAGACTTCATTTGTTTCTTGCAACAAGTTAGCCATTACCACTCCACTCCTACATATAGAAAACCTATATCTAAACCAAACATATACCCGTCAATATGAAAGCCAATACCAAAGGCGCCGGTATGCCAGCCAATAACAACTGTAAAACTTTTGCTCTTACTCATTACCATCCTCCTAAGCATTGATCTGAATGTGTATGGATATTGAACTGAACTAAATAGTCGTACTTAGTAGGAGCAAAGAGTTCAGTGTTGCAGGCACGGCACTTGCCTACCCATTCCTCACCGAAGAAGTCATATTTCATTTGTTTGCCTCAAATACTTTATTGGTAAGTTCGCTAACCATTTGACAACCGCATTCAAGGGTAAAAAGTGCTTGTTTGTTGCCATCTTTTTCTGCGACTGTTCTTGTTGTTTTACCCAGATTTACTTCTTTGGTGCATCCTTCTGAACAACCTTTACCATAGTCAGTTATTTTATAGACACTATTTTCTGAGATGTTCATTACTGGCCAGCCAGTTGTATCTACCCACTCGCTCATTCGTCTACCTCATTCCCATATTCATCTACGTTATACCCACCAGTGTACCCATAGCGTGCATCCCTGGCAAGCATCGCTCCAAAGGCATTACGGTCTGAGATTTGGCAGGCACCGTAGTTCACATTTAACCCTGCATAGTCTGAGGCATCTGCTGTGTGTGGACCAAAGCGGTTCTTAACAGCAGCTACATTCAGCTCTGCATTACTAGGATCATAACCAAGAGTAAGGATAAGTGCCGGTAATTGGCTGACTTTGCCGTGGATAGCACGGCGTGCAGGTGGCCTTGTCGGAGATCCATACTCTGACTGTTCTGATACGTGGTGCAGTACTAAGACACAAGCCTCGGTCTTGCGTGCCATATCGTGGAGTTCCATCATAATCGCACGCAGTCCAGCCCATTCGTTGTCTGTCTCAGCAGCTACGTTCATTAAGTTATCTATGATGATTAACTCTGGTGCTTCACCATACAGTTCTATATACGCTTTAATCTCTAGCTCAATATCATCGAGAGAAGGGGAAGAATCAAAGACCCACTTGATGTGCTTCAGTTTGTCGAAGTGCTTATCGTAATAGTGGCTATCGGCTGATAGGTTCTGCTCAACTGTTACCTGATTATGACCTGATAAGTGTGCTGCTGCACGCATCATCACGGTAGTAGTATCAGTATCAGCTGAGAAGAATAATGCTGGTACTTCTGCTTTGATTGTATATACCAAAGCAAACATAGACTTACCAGCGTTGGGTGCGGCTGCAACCATACAGACTTGTCCTCTGCGGAACTTAATCTGCTTGGCTGCTAGCCCACTCCACACATCAGGAAGCGGTGTCGCTTTGGTAAGAACTGTTCCCCAAGCTCGTTGAAGGGATAACAAAGCCAGCCTCCTTTACTATTATGTTGAGTCGTCTACGGATCGGACGTCTTTCCTTATCGGTGAGACCGCCCCAGATACCGTGATACTCGTGCTCTAGCCCCCATTGTCTGCATTCAGCTTTATGAATACAGCTATTACATACACTCTTAGCAATCTTTACTTCATCTGATTGACAGTTGATAGCCGCCATTAGGCCATCACCTGCTGCTCTTTCAGGAAACCAAAAATCGCCACCGATTGAAGCGCAAGCCGGACTCTCATAGCTCCAAGGCCCGCGCATCTTTTATCGGACCCAGATAGCGTCGCACTTATCTGGAGCACCCTTAGGTGCTGCACACATCCAACCCTTCCAAGCCTTACCCTGTGCGTTGGTACCTTCACGGTACACCATTGCACCGTGACGGCAAGTATTGCCACCTGCGGCTGATGTAGCAGCTGGTGCAGGTGCAGCTACTGGTGTTGGGTTAAGTCCTGCTGCCTGAAGGTTTGCTACAGCTGATGCTGTCGCTGATCCACCAAGGTCAGCACCTGTTGACTTGATAAGAGATGCAACCATTCCAAGATCTGCAAGGCCTGTCTCAAGGTCCTTCACATCTGTTGCATAAAGGTTGATAAGAGTTCCGTCAGATAACTTATAGTTAATCTGGAACTTTGTTGTATCGGGTGCAGCCATTTACTTTCCTCCATTAGTTTTGATATTCATTCTGATTGATTCAGCACCGACAACCTTCGGTATGAATCCTAGAAGTCTTTCAACTTCCTTGCTATCTACAGTCTCACGACCTTTGATAGTAGACCAACTGATTTCAATACCGGACTTGGTAGTTCCAGTACTTCCTTCAAGTGAAGCCTTGTAGGAATCCCGTTCCTTTTCCAGCTCCTTGATCTTTGCATCTAACTGTAGATAGTGCAAAGCATTCTTGTCAACTTCATCGTCCTCAATGATTAGATCGCTAAGGACGATACGTTCTTTTTTTAAGCCACCACAGCCCATCTGCTCTGTTGCATCGTAGTACTGGCAGTAGCTAGCGCAGAAGGTAGCATCCTTCTCTGGCTCTGGCAATACCTCTGATGCTTTGACTGCATCAAGCCAAGCAAATGCTTCTAGTGCAATAGCCTCATCGTAGGCTTCAGTATGTACCTTGACATCCTTCTCAGATCCATCACGTGCAATAGCTACCAGGTTAACTGTCTTAACATCGTAGCCATTCTTAGCTAGTAGATAACCGTAGACTTGTACCTGCCAACGCTGTTGCTTTGATGGGAAGTAACTAAGGTTCTTTACCTTGCTTGTCTTCCAGTCAATGACAGCACCAGTACTAGGAACGAATAGATCCACGTGTGCTTTCATATCACCGTAGGCAACCTCGGTCTCAACCAAATACTCCTTGCCATCAGGATCAATGTGTCCGATAGCATCTTCGATAGCAGCGTGGATAGCAGTACCCATAATTGCTGCTAGCTTTGACTGGTTCTCATTAGTCTCAGGCTGTGCATTCAATCGGTACCAGACCTTACGACGGCAACCACCAATCTCTGATGGACCTACCTGTGTCTGCTTGCTACGGTCACGACTTGCATCCTTGTTGTGCAGTACGTGCAGTAGTAATTCCTTTGGATCTTCTATTGCCATTTGTTGTTGTCCCTCCAGACTAGCCAGGTATCAAACCCGTAGGCTCCGACAAAGCCTAACAACAAACCGAACAAGAATGCAACTACCATTACTTCAACTCCTTCTCAATAACCTGAAATAGATTCTTTGTCTTGCCCTTGGTTTATACCTGCGCCGATATGTAGTAATTGTTGTGTAATTCCAACTCATTTCAGTTGCTCCTCTATGGCTTGAATAGTTGGGCAGGGATAATCGTAATAATCGCTTAGTGGTCCATAAGTGCAATGGCTACATTCAACTGAACTGATTTCCTCTGATTGAAATTTGTAATGCATTATTGGCTTATGCAATTCCACTACTGCACGAAGGGCTTTGCTTTGTGTAAGCAATAGGTGATGTCGAGTTGGGTCTCCCGCATCGAATTCGCCATTAGGCTCATCTATCTTTGCCAACAATTCATCGTGGGTCATTTGATGTCCCTAATCTTGATTGCAATTATTACTATTGAAATCGTGTTTAAAAGGCCAGCAAATGCCAGCAATTTATCGTGGTTCATTGTCTTCATCCTCCTGCTTTCCTAGTAGCCACTCTACTAGCTGTGGGTTGTCACGTAAAGTATCTATGATGTGGTAGCCCACTAAATCGCAAACTTCTTCTACATCAAATCGTTTGCGTAGGGATAGCAATGACTCGTGGATCACTGCGTGTGTTACCTCGTGCATCAGTACCCGCTGGAGTTTATCTTCAGGCAGCTTGTGTCTAATAGAGATACGGTTCCTATCCGAGAAGCACATACCGTAACTGTCTGGGTCAGAGTGGTTGTAATCAATCTTGTACTTCTGACCGAAGATCTTTACTGAGTAGATTCGTGGCATAGGAAAATGATAGCACGGGCCGGCGTGTCTCGGTCTCTATACTGGGTTGAGTATGAGTACAATATGAGCCGTAAGGCGAATAAACGGTACGGCCCTAGAGGGCCGACCAGAATGGGAGGCCCGACTGTGCGTCACCCCTTTGTGCTACCTAAATTCAGGCGTAAGCCTGCCCCACAGGATACCGCTAATACGCCTTTGCAGGCGATTCCAGAGGTTTTCGGTACTGATCTAAGGGCAATGGGTCCACTTCACGTCTGCTCCTGCGGTAGCCAGGTATTCAACGCTATGGTTTCCTTTGAAGATTATGAACTCAGCTGGTATTTCCTAGACGGATCTTGCGTCAGCTGTGGCAACTTGGTGCAACTGCCCTGCCCTGTTGACAATCCCAATAACATCTGATTATTATTCTAGTACAAACCGGTTGGCGTTGTAGTGAGTGCGCTTAATACCGGTGAGTGCTGGACATAACCCGCTTTGACGGCCTTACCTGATTGGGTTCAGGATAGGAAGATATAGCGGGTTTTGTTCTTTCTATGATATTCTTTTAGTACGACGGGCTAGTTACTAGAACGTTGGCTGCCTTTGCCCCACACTGCAACATAGAAGTCCTTCGTTAAATCGAAGCGTGTGTTTACTTCTTACAGGATGTGGGGCATTGTGCTATCCTCTTATTGCAGGTCTGCCGATAATGTGTCACAGGACATTTTCCGTAAGGATAGGTGGACCTGTCTATTTTATGGCACAAAAAAAGAGGCCCGATCCCCGAAGGGACCGAGCCTCTGTAGCCTCGCAGTCAATACTTAATTAAGCACCGCGTCCGTAGTCTTTGCTGTGCTTGCTTGCCCATTTAGTAGCAGGAGCTGTTACTGCACCGATAAACACTGCATACTCAGGCTTTAGGTTTACAAGTAGAGCAACACCCATAGTGACGGCTGACGCTGCTACAGCTAGTAAGTAATCAACTATTACTTTCTTTGTCTTTGCGCTGATCTTCATTTTGCCTCTTTCTTTGGTAGTGGTTTAACCGCTGCCTTTATTTTATTTACCTTTGTTACTTCACCAAGCCAAGGAAACCAAGGTGAAGTGTCATCTCCACAAGTCTCTTTGATTGAGATGTGAAGATGCTTTTTGTGCTGGTTAGGTCCGGTGTAATCGTGATTACCTTTTTCCTTTGACCATATCTTGCCGTTAAATATCAGGTACTTTACACGTGGATCTTGCTGTAACTTGATAAATGCAAAGGCACAATCAATACCAAATACTGGGTCGTGTGTGACATCTACTGCATAGCCTGAGTTGTGATCAGAGTTTGGATTCTGCTTGACGTGTGCCTTAGATGGAAGCAGTCCATCGCTTGCCTTCTTACGCTTAGGACGCAGGGCAGTAGCTTGACGCAATACTGCAATAGCAGCAGGGCTTGCCTTCTTTGCTAATGGAATCATTGTCTGTCCTTTGTAATTAAATCGTAGATGATTTCTAACTTGGTCTCTACTCTGGTGAGTCGGTCATTCATTGAACTACCCGAATTGGGTTTAAGTTCGCTAAGGTAATGTTTGATTAACCAGCGAAGTGATGCTCCTGCTGCAAGTGCAACAGCAAGGAACCCTGAGATAGTTGTAGCCCAGTCTGCGATTGACAATGTGAACTCCTATGCTGTTCGGATAGTAATAAGCATTAGTCCGCCAAAGCCAGAGTAACGCTTGTCGGTAGGTGTACGGTTGATAAAATCCATCTCTTCGATAAGGCCAAGGTATGACTCTCCAGTACGGAAGTCTTCGACCTTAATCAAGTCACCGATGTCTTCAATATCTTGCATAGTCTGGATACGGTCATAGGTATATCCTTCGTATCCAGTTTGGTTTCCAAACTTATCCATCTCGTAGTCATATAGAGATACTGGGTACTGAATCAGACGCTGACGTGGAATAGATGGCAGCGTATTTACCTGGTAGCCAGTAAAGATAGGACCTTTGGTGTTGTTAGTTGTTGACCGTGAGAAGATGAAGTCAAAGCCAATGTACTGCTGTGCTCCGTTAGGATAGCTAATACCAACCTGTCCAATATCAGAACCTTGTGTGAATACACCAAGGCTGTAAGACTTATTGTTCTGGTCAATGGAATAGATGGTAATACCACCGTTGAGTGTGTTAAAGCGTGGTGTTAACAACTTGAAAATCTTGTTCTCAAGTGTGTTGTAACGGATATAACCGGTACGCAACTCACCTGTTGGTACCAAGATAGCTTCTTCCTCAAGGTAGATACTGCCATCATCTGTGCCGTTATTGGCTGTGCAGAATGCAAGGCGGTTGGTGTTACCAAGGAAGGAACAACTGGTTGTAGTAAAGCCAGATGTGTTTGGATCATATAAGTCCCAGGCGTAAGCAAAGATAAGGTTGACACCAATCTGCTGGCCAAGGTCTACACGTGTAACACCAGGGTTGCCATCAACGTTAGTAGTACACCATAAGTACTTGTCATATCCTGCTACATCGTAGACTGGTTGCTCTGATTCAAAGAGTAGCGGTCCGTATGAAATAGATCCGTCTGTGCCTGATACTTCCGCGATACGCAAGCCAAGGCTTGTACCGATAGCCATATATCCAAGGTAGTAATAGATACGGTAGACAACTTCACCTACTGGTAGTTCAGCTGCTGTGATAGCAGATGTTAATGTAGGCATAGCACCTGATGTGTTCAAGGTAAACTTGTAGATGTTTGATTGAATACCTGAGTAACCTGCTACATAGATAGCAGTACCAGATGATGTAATGCTGGTGAATATGTGGTCTGGATCATTGTGAGTATACACAGCAGTAGGCAGGACTGTTGCTGATGTAGCAAATTCATAGACCTTGTCATTGACTGCCATAACAATACGCTCTTTGGTATATTCCATAACAGCGTTAGTAACTGTAATACCAGGCTTATTAAACATCAAAGTACCAGGTGTAGATGAATCAAGCGTAAGCGCCTTCTTCCAGACCTGTAACTTGCCACCGATAGAATCGTTAGTTACCCAGTATGCGTAGACTCCGTCATCGCAGATAGCACGAACAGGATCATCTGTTCCTGTGTTGTAATCAATAAAGTGGGTAAGGGTTCCATCTGCATCAATTTTATCTACATCCCACTGATCCCACAGAAGGACTGCATCTGTATTGTTGTAGCGGATAGAACGCATAATCTGGAATGGACGCTTGTTGGTCTGTAAATCACCGGTAGTCAAGTGTGTAGTGAATACATCCTTGAGTAGTGTTACCTGTCCCTTGTTCCAGACATTACAACCCTTGCTGTATGTATACTGGAAACGCAGTGATTCATCCTGTGCTGGCTCAAAGAACTTAATGCCTTGGCCAAAATGGAATGTGGACTGGGAACGTAACCACCAACCAGTAAGAGTCTGCTCACCAGGCTCACGTGTCTGGTCAATCTGTTGCTTACGGTACTGGGCTGTGACACGACGGTAAGGGTTCTCATCAGAGTTAGCGATAAAGAATGGCTGACCAGCAAAGGCTAGATCATAGGAGATACCACTGGCAGCGTAAGTCTGATTGCCACTAGGGTTTGACAAAGGCATTGGTATTGCTTCGGTGATGTCACTTCCGTATGGGTATCCCACTGTTACTCCTTAAAATAGGCATAAAAATATGAGCAGTTTCAAGTCATACTCAGGGCTTGCCTACCAACTAGGCGGGTTCTATTTACTTAGATAGGGCTGAGATCTCTTCAGGTGTAAGACCGAGTGCAGCAAGCTTTGCTTGTGCGCTAGCTTTGGCTTCTGCTTCAGCAGCTTTTACTGCCTCTTCTTCAGCCTTAGCTGCCTCAGCAGCAATACGATCTGCTTCGAGTTGTGCTACTTCTGCGTCGGTAAGTTCAATTTCAAGAACTTCACCTGTAGTGCAGTTTACTTCTACGCGTGTTGGGTTTGTCATTTATTTCTCCTTTAGTTCTTTGAAATTCCATATAGGTAGGCGGTTGAGTATTGCAGCCAGTTCGGTCCGACTTCTGGCGTTAAAGTAATTTGAGTGATTGCAGCGGTATTAGACCACAATCCAGCAGTTAAAGAAGTGTAAACTGATGTTGCATTGTTTTCTGTTACCGAGTCAATGCTTGCGCTCTTGTAGTTAGAACCTGCATAATTTGGGATATAGATCTCACCGTTAGCAAAGGTGCTGGATGTGGCGTTATTTGAGTCAGCCCAAGTGCGGTTAATCTGAGTAGATCCACCAGTTCCAGAACCAGTAGAATTGCCATAACCAAGGAGATAGCGGCTAGAGTAACTAGAACCATTACCGTTAAACTTGACGAAGATTTCATCTCCAACGTCAGCGGAGCGAGACGAACGCAGCGACCACTTTAGGCACAAATCAGTATAAGTGCTTGGGATGCTCGTAAAGTCAATAGATGCAGCCCCACCAGATCCAACGGTAACGGATGAAATAAGCTCGAATGTGTTAGCCATTATGCCGCCTTAATTCCGTAGAGGGTGAAGGTAGAGCCGCTGGTGAATTGGTTGCCTGAAACTGCAAGAGTAAGGCTAGTAATTGCTGCGGTGTTGCGCCATAGTCCGACGGCTGCAGTCACCGAAGCACCCGGTTGATTAGCCCTTGCGAGGTAAGTTTTGTAGGTAGTCGCATTGGAATAATTGTTCACATTTACCAACACGTTCTGCATCGCGCTTCCTGCGTCTGGAATTACAAAAGTCCAGCCTACTGAATAACGAGATGACTGAGCCGCGCTACCTGTACCCCACATTAAAGTAGAAGAATAGTTTGAGTCAGTAGTGTCGCCATTGAATTGAACTTTAACCAAGTTGCCTGAAGTAGTCGATCCGTTGAATACAACTACGAGGTCTGTATAAGTGCTAGGAATAGAGCTAAAGGTATAAGAAGCGGCAGCACTACCAAGGGTAGTGGTCGCTATCGGTGTGTAAGTAGCGCCAGCATTGGCAGTTGATGTAGTTACGCCCATTGCTTATGCTCCCTTAATTCCGTAGAGTGCTAACTGACTGTGCTCAACAAAGTCAGATGATTCAAGAAAGAAAGTAATCGAGGTAATTGCTGCGGTGTTATTCCATAAACCCGAAGCAAGGTGAATCCAACCACTTCCGTTTAAGTCATCGCCTACCAAAGCGCGAGAGACTTTATTCTTGGAAGTATTTGTGTAATCAAGAATGTCAATAATGTCAGCGTTGAAAGATGAAGCCGTATCTCCTGAGCGTGGGCCGTGAGGTGAAGCGTTGATACCTGTATCTGACTGCCCGTATGCCATCGAACTTGCACCATTGCCCGCAAGTTCGTGCCAATAGTAGTTAGAGCCTGTGTCTCCATTAAAGCGCATATACATACCGATATTGTTTCCTGCACTTGAAATGCTAGAACGGTGAATCCCACGAATCTGCAAATGCTTGTATGTGCTAGGAATAGAACTGAAAGTGATAGACGATGCTCCGCCTGAATCTACGGTGGCAGTCATAATGGCTTGGTAATCGCCAGTGGGCTGAGCAAAGCTAGAAGCCCAAATACCTAAAATTGGAGGAGTCATTAGGCTAGATCACCGACCACTGTAAATGTGTTAGTGCCTGTACAGATAATGCTTGCTGCTGAATACTGAGCACGCAATTTAGTACCAGTACCAGTAAAGCTAGATGTTCCATCGTTAGCGATAGTGACCTGTCCCGCACCAATCTGCTGGATGTTGACTGTTTGACCAGTAGTAAAGACACCGTTAGGAATTGTCAGCGTAATTGCTGATGCGTTGTTGAGTGTGACTAACTTGTTAAGATCACTAGCACCGATGGTATACGTGGTCCCAGTTTGCGCATTGAGAGTAAGGTTCAGTGTTGCAACCGCTGCCTGCCAAGAGACTGCACTTCCATCTGTCTGAAGATACTTACCAGAGTTACCAGTCTGTGTTGGATATGTAGCAGGTGTTGACCACTTGAGTCCCTTAGCCGCTGTTGAGTCAGCTGTAAGGACTTGTCCATCTGTTCCTACTGTTAGTTCAACTTGTGAACCAGCAGCTGTTGCTGTAATGACAGAACCCTTAGCAGTAAGGATGCTTGGCTGGATAGCAGTGTTGAAATAGTCAAGATCATCAGATGTTAGTACGTGGCGTACTGTTGCACCTGCGCTGTGAGTGATAGCAGTAGAGCCTGACTCGCCACGAGTAATAGTAAATGTGTCACCTGAGTTGGCAGTAGCAAATACAATCTCTTCGTTGGTTGTATCAGGGTCAATAGCCAGTGTGAACTGGTATGTGCCTGCCGGTGATAGTGTTACTCCACCAAGGAGAGCAGCACCTGTACCAGATGCAACGTTCATCGTTGTCTGGATTGCTGTCATCTGTGCAGATAGGGTCGTCTCTACCGAGATCGAGCTGTATTCTCTTATCATTATGCGGCCTCTTCTTTAGCGGGAGTAGTGAACGCGGATCGGGAAACGATCCTGAAGCTTGTTGGATTCTTCTTGCAAGCGCTGTTGGTATAGCGCAAAGATGTACTTGGATGCGGTAGCACCAGCTGTTGATGGCAACTTTGTATCAGCGTTATCAGCTTCAGCTGACATCAAGTTGATACGACCTGTATCGAGATACGACAGCATTCTGTATGCAGCACCAAGGGTAATAACATCACGTGAGGTCTCCGGTAGACCCGTAACAGTAGCAAAGTCATCATTGCTGTTAGTGAGAGTATTTGGGATGACTGAATAGTAGACTTGTACTGTACGGCCAGGAACAACCTTGTCATAGATATTGATTACCTTGTTAGTGTCGAATGCTGCCACGTTAGCCATACGGTCAATACCCCAACGATTAATTGGGAGCCATTCCTTAGAAGGGCCAGGTGTCTGCCAAGATGCGTAGAGAATATCTCGTGCATCATCTGGTAGCGGGTATGCAATCTGTGCTGCATTGTACTGGAATGTTACTGACGATACACCGAACAACTTTGGATACAAAGAGTTGATAGTGTCGTTCAAAGCCTGAGCAATAGTTACCTTTGGAAATGTAGGTGTCAGAGTAACTTGAGCGTTCTCTGAGTGTGGGCTAGGTGTTGTTCCCATAAAGCCACGACCAAAGCCTGGCATAACATTGAGCACCAAGTTAGTCTTGTCAAAGCTAGATACAAAGATAAGTTCGTCATCAATCTGGACGATACCTTTAGCAAGGTTATCTGCTTGACCAATCTTAAATGAAAGGTCAGTAGCTGAGATGCCACCAGGTGTGGCTAAGTTGGTAATACGATCCTGGCGTAGAGAATAGCCTTGAAGGTTAGTCTGAACCTCGTTGACCATCTGACTCAGTGTTGGCATTATTTACCTTGCTTTCGTAGAACGTGACGTTGTCTTGTAAACGCTTGTTATGTGGTGCAGCCTTAGCTGCTAGTCGTCCGTGATGTACCGCTGTTTCGTAATCACCTAATTGCCACGAACTAATTGCAATTAGATCATCTGCCATCTCACCCCAGGCCCAGTTCTCTGCTAAGAACTCCATAGGCTTTTGAGTAAACTGCAAGGCTTTCTTTGCCACTAGCAGACAGGCATCCCACTCTTGTTCTGTGTAGTACCAGTTAGCTAGCGCTAAGTATGATTCTTTGCAAGGCCACTCTTCAGTTCCTCGTATCAACCACTCTTCAGCGTTCTTAGGTTCACACTTAGATAACATTCTGCAAGCTGCACT